CCGTGTATTCAGGAAATATGTCCAATTCTTGGTTTGTGTATAACACACACTCCGGAGCTTTTGGGATAGAGAATGGAAAGTTCTTTTCCCCGATGGCAGGAATGGCTTTTGACCCCAGTGCTATAATGTCCGCCGGGGGCTCTTCTGTGCAAGTCAGTAGTGAGGATTTTACTATTCATGTCTCCAAGGGGGGATTGAGAAAACAGGTAGGGCGGCCAAAGGTAGCGAGACTTCGGGGGGAGCATAACATATACAAAACATGGCTGGCTGGAAGAGCTACAGACTTCTTTCATTATACTGGCATGTGCGGGTACACAGCTTATTACACGAACATAGTATCTGAGGAGCCGCAGGAAATGAGGTCATCCGGATTTTCAGATTTTTTTGACTCCGCAGTAAATGCAAACAGAACACGAATCGATGCAATATTTAGAAGGAGTGGTTAATATGTTTTCAAGAGATGTTGCAGTATTATTGGAGGACTCTGCATTTGGACAGGGGCTTGTTCTGGGTAGTAATTTATTTATTGGGAATATGCCCTCAACGCCGGACTTCTGTGTGTCTTTGTATGACATCGGTGGGACCCCTGCTGTGTCTGCGCTGGACCGATCCTACTCAACAGAACCAGAAGTGTCCATACAGATAAGAACCCACTCCTATCCGATAGGGCATGAGATGGGAGAAAATATTCGTAAATATTTTAACAAGATGGTAAATGTACAGTTGCAGGATGGAAGTTATGTTGTTATAATGTGTATTGGTGGTGTAGAATATATGAAAGCAGATGAGAAGGGGCGTTCCCTTTTTATAATGAAATTAAGGGCAATATTCTCTGAGGAGGAATAAGATGGCAACAAGTGCGTTTATTGGGATTGGGACTTTGTTTGAGAGGCTGGAGGGTTCTACATGGACCGCCGTCTCTGAGATAACTAATATTAACGGCCCCCAGGTAACAAGGGACACCGTAGAAGCAACAACTTTGGACTCTACCGCTGGCTTCCGTGAATTTATTTCCGGTCTGCGTGATGGGGGAAATATAACACTGAACATGAACTTTACTGCTACCGGTTATGATTTGCTGAATGGTGACCTTATGACCGACATGGTACAGACTTATCGTGTAGTGCTTCCTGATGAAGTTTACACATTCACGTTTAATGCTTTTGTAACAGAATTGGCTATGGGAGATATTTCTCCGGATGACAGAGTACAGGCTGACTGCACACTGAAAATCACCGGTGAAGTAGAAGTTCCCTCCGTTTAACATAGAATAAGAAAGGACACCAAGACTTATGAGACAAACACTTAATTTGGAAAGATTCGGTAAGATTCGGGATTTGAAGATAGAGGAAGTAGAGGTCCCCGAATGGGACTGTGTAGTGCGACTGAAACAATTCAGTGCCGCAGATAGACTGCACTATATGCGCCTCAGTGCTAATTTAATTCCGGATGGGGTTAAAGAGGACCAGAAGTTGAAAGAGATGTCTCACCAGCAACTGGACCACTATATCAGCCGTTTACAGGAGCTTCGTGTGACGATGCTTTCCCGTGTTATTGTGGATGAGTTTGGTGTGCCTTTCATCGAAAAGGAGCTCCTTTTCGATCGGAATGTCGATGTTATAAACAAACTATGGGAAAAGGTAGAGGAGATGAATCGTCTCAATATTCCCCCAGAAGATGAAAAAAAAGATGTTACAGAGGATTAAAGCATAATCCGGAGAGGTTCTTTGCCTTTGTTCTTGCGGCTCAGTTGGGCTGCACAGTAGCAGAACTTGGGGAGAGGATGTCATCGGAGGAGTTTGTAGAATGGATGGTTTTCAACGAGTTGGAGCCTATGTCTCCAGTAAGGATAGAGAATTGCGTAGCAACTCTTAGTGCTGTCGTTGCAAACATGTTCCGAGGAAAGGGGAAGCGACCGGCTTCCCCTTCTGACTTTATGGTGGATTTTTTTGCGGCGACAGACAAGAAGTATTGCCCTCCAAAACAAGAGAAGATGCCACAGAGCAAGATGAAAGAAATTTTTGAAAGTATAAAAAACATGCTTCGGAAAAAGAAAAAGAAGTAAGGGGATGCCATGCCGAATACCTACAGAATAGATATTGATGCCAGTGCTATAAATAATGCCATGAATCAGGTGGCGAAGCTGGACCAGCATTTCGATGCCCTTATAGCGTCTGTTACTGCATTAAACAGCACTGTAAAAACGAATTTCGATGCGGTAGCGGCATCTACAAAAGAGGTGGCTTCCAGTACTAAGAGTATGCTGACAGAGATGGAGAAGGGGTACAAGGGACTTTCTGAAGGGATAGGAAAAGGATATGACAAGGCGATGGGGAAGCTCATCTCCGAGACAGATATTACTGTAAAGCACTTAGTTGGGCAGTATGATACGATGGCGAGGAATACTGCTAAGGCTATGGGGAAGCAAAATTCTGTTGTTATTTCTATGACACAGAAGATGAATAAGGAATCGGTAAAAAATCTTAAAGAGATGCAGAATGGTTTCCGGGAAGAAGTCGGGGGAATAAAGGCTGTTTTCTACGAGCTGATGCGAGAAGCAAAAGCCAATACAGATGGAACAGTTGCTGCTTTCAAAGCGATGTCCACCGGGGTGAGGGATGACTTGAAGAGTGTTAATACTGCTCTGAGAAGCACAATAGCCACTGTTCTGAGCTTTAAGAGAAGTATGAGGGACAACATGGGGGATGCTGTAAAGCAACTGAAATCTACTACCTCCTCTATGTCCACAGAGATGGCTTTTCTACGAGGGGACATACAGAAGCTTTCCCGACAGTTCGATAAGAGCACGAAGGAAATGGTAAAGGCCAATCAGCAGATGGCAGATGAAGTCACACAAGCCCTTATCCGGATAAAGCAGGAACAGCAATACCTCAACAAACATTCCAAGCAGAATATTACCAGTTTAGGTGATTTGTGGCGGGAGTTCCGCAGAGGCGTAGCTACTGTGATGGCGGCCTACTACGCTATCCGAATGATAAGTGCCGCCTTCCGGACTTTTATAGATCACACCCTCTTGATGGAAGGGGTGAACAAAAGATTTGCATCCATGTCCGGGGGACTGACAGAGGGTGTGCAAGTGTTGGGGGATTTGAAAAAAGTTGCGGCAGGAATGGGACTGGAGTACAAGTCCTTGTTTGAGGAGTATTCTAAATTCTATGCGGCAACGAAAAATAATCCTATTCTTGCAAAAGAATCTATGGCTATTTTTGAGGGTGTTACTGCCGCCGGTGCTGCACTGGGCTTAACTAATGAGAAAATGAAGCTGGTTACGTATGCCCTTATGCAGATGGCTTCCAAGGGGCGTGTTTTGTCTGAGGAAATGACAAGGCAGTTGGGGGACAACTTACCGGGCGCTTTACAGATTGCTGCTCGTTCGTTGGGGCTGACCACCGCTGAGTTCGTAAAGATGATGCAGGAAGGGAATATTCTTGCAGAGGATTTTTTACCGGCATTCGGGCGGGAAATGAAAAAGCAGTTCGGAGATGTTGCTGTCAGCAATATTCATTCGACACAGGGGGCGTTGAATGAATTGAATAATGCTTTGTTTGAATTGAAAGAGTTCTTAATGACGGATATGGGGGGCTCTGCTTTCTTTCGGAGTATGATTAGTGGGTTTGCTGGGGTAGTGGACAGTATAAAAACAGCAATCTCATATTGGGCTGGTACTGTAGGTGAGGGAAGCGCTAAGTGGAAGCAGATGCAGGTGGCAACACTGCCAGCAAGATTGGCAGAAAAGACAATGCCAAAATTCACACTATCGGACCTCAAAGAGATAAATGCGTTGAAGTATAAGAATCCAAAGGACGCTTCCTTAGAGGAAATGCTGGGGCAGTTGCCAGAGCAGCTCCGGAAGAGGACAGAGGCTGCAATTGATATAGCGATTGATGTGTGGCGCTCTACAGACTGGGCGAGGGAATTCAGTATGCCAGAACCACAAATAAAATCAGAAGCTCGTAACTGGAGTGATTTTGGGATGGTGTTTCTGAACAATGCTATGCGAGCGGAGACAGAGTTGGGCAAAATGAAAAAAGAATTGCTCAATGTAGAAAAAGTTCTGAAGGACATAACAAAGGAACGTGACTTGTTCCTTGGTGTTGCTGGTACGGATAGTGGGGCTTGGACGGAGTGGGAACGGAGTCTTTTCAAAGAACAAGGGCAGTCTTGGAAGAAGTATTCGCTTCGGAAGGTTTTTTTGCAAGATCGCATAAAAGAGGAGGAGATGGAAGATGTGTATATGGGGGGGAATCTTTTGCGCAGGAATGGACAGCTTGACTTGCAGAAACGGATGGGGAAGTATGGAAACTTTTCCGCATTTTTGGAGGATGTGGGTTCTACAGCGAGGGCGCAAACATCCCGTACCTTTTTCCCCGAAGGGCACACCACGGTACAGCAGAAGAACTTCAAAGAGGAGCAAGCGGAGTATCAGGAACTGGCGAAAGAATATGGACAGACGGCAAAGTTTGCAAAG